TCCTACAAGTGTGACAGCTTTTATAAAAAGACCTAAAGGATTTGCACTCATTACAAGATTTAAAATCCTTTGTTTAGCAGTTAATCCTACGGTCATAACCATAGCAGCTTTCATTCTTGCAGCGTATATAAATAATTGTGCAACAATACCTTGCAAAACTTTAGTAAATTTTAAAGCTATATATACTTTAGTAGCATCTACTAATATATCAAAATTATCTATTACTATTCTTATAGATTTTTCTATATTTTTAAAAGCTACTGCTAATTTTTCACCAATATTTTCTGCTAAGTTTTCAAAAAATTTTTGATTACCAGCTAATTCTGAATTTAAATCACTTATCTGTTGTTTTAAAGGTGCAAAAAATGATTTAGAAACAATACTTCTAAATTGAAAGTATTTATCCTGCACCATTGATACTTGTCCCGTAAGTGTATTAGCAAGTAATTTAGTTGCATTACCAAACTCACCACCTGGGCCAAATACTTCAAAAAATCTTTTTTTAGTTTCTTCAACTGATACTTTTACACCAGCTTCAAAACCTAACATTGCTCTAACACCACGCTCTCTGAATATATCAGCAGAAGCTATACCACCAGCAAATGATCTTTGTATTTGTGTTGCTGTTTGTTGAAAATCTAAACCTGTAGCTGCAGCAACGTTACCTGTAATTTCCATAATCTTAGATAAGTCTTTAGCATCTTCAGATATAACCGCAAGATTACCTGACCCCGCTGCAATTTCTTCTAGAGAAAAAGGAACTTTAGCTGCAAAAGCTGCTAAACTATCAAATGCTCTTCCACCTTCTTCTACAGAACCAAATAAAAGTTGAAATCTATTTTGTAGTTGTTCTACTTGATTACCCGCACTAAAAGTATCTGAAACAAATTTACCTAAACCTATAGTAGCTGCACCTATCCCCGCTGCAACACCTACTTTAAGTGCAGTACCTAACGCTGAAAATGCTCTTGAAGCATTAGCAGCACTAGCTTGTAATTTTTTTAATCTTGCATCTGCTACTCTAGCATTTGTTCCTACGTTTTTTAATTGATTAGACGCAGCCAGTATGGCTTTTTGTCCTAAGACATCTACATCAATTACAATTTTAGCGTTTGCCATTATTTATTTTTATTCCGTGTTAATATAATTTTTATATCTATACTCGGTTATTTATTAACGTATTCAACTTTTACGTTTTTAAAGTATTTACTAAAAGCAGATTCAATAAATTTCATGGGTGCTTGTTTAGAACTACCTTCGTTAAGTAATTGTATATATGTAACACCGTTAGTTACAAATATTTCACCTGGTTTATTTCTAGGAACTAATACTTGTATATTAGATGTAGGGTTATTTTCGCCTTTAGAATTATCAAAATATTGTTCTTTATAACCAATATACCAACTATTTCTAGCTGAACCAGTATCTACAGGTGTCATTAGCTTAACATCTGCTAAAGCTTTTAATGATCTAGATCTTAATTCTTTTTCTGCAAATTTATCAACCCTATCATTCATAGCTACAGTTATACCAGTTAATCCAATAGTTTTTACACCAGCCATTATATTACCTTACCTTTATTAATACCCTTTTTAATTACATATTTTTGTGTACCATTAGCACCAATTTCTACTTCTTTTTTAAGATCTTTAAATAAAGTTTTTTGTTTTAAATCTTTTTTTGAATTTTTAATAAATTCTTCTAATTTTTTTGTATCTCTCATAAAAACCTTTCAAGACAGGCGGTTTTACCCGCCATATCTATTATGTTTTAGATTTTTTATTTACCATATTTTTTAATTCTTCGAACCCTAATTTTAATTTAATATTTTGATTTTCAGAACTATTTTCTAATAATTTTAAAGATGGAAATAAATCTTTTATCTTTAAAGGTTTAGTACCTTGATAAGTTGTTTGTGCTATTATAGCAGATCTATGATCTTCTCTCCAACCGTAAGGTCTTTGATTAAAATAAGAAACCCAACCAATGTATTCTTTAAATGACATATTATATATAGTATCTAAAGTTACACCTAGTTGATGGGCCATTTCATATTCTGCTAACTCTTCTTCCCCAACTCAGCACCACTATCGTCTTTAGCACCTAATCCATTGTATAAAAGTATTTGATTAGATAACTCTGTTAATGCTTGTATTGGGAATTGCTCAAAATCTTTATCTTTCATAGTTTCAGCACCAACTACAGTAGATTTAAAAATTGCACTTAACGTAGATACACCAGATAAATCATCTTTACTAGCGTCTAAAAGTTTTTGTAAATCTTTAACACCCTTAACTGTCAGTTGTTTTATTTCCACTTCCTGTTCCATGAACGGAACTTTCTTCTTTATGTCTATTATCTTTATGTGTTTCATTCTCTACCTCTTCTGGTTTTTTATATAAATGTTTATTATTTGATTCAAAGTCTTCCATTAATTTTCTAATTTTATGTAGAACATCTAATGTTTCAAAGACTTCAACTTTACTTGTAACATCTTTTAAACGCTCATACGTTTTTCTTATAGATGTATCAATTGCTTTTTTTATATGTAAAGAAGTTATTCTTAACACATAGTATTTATTAAACGGTTTATTATCATTCATTTTTTATCCTTATACTAATTGTATGCTGGGGCTTTTACACCCCAACATAAAAAATTTATTAATCAGTGAAAGGGCCAACGTAATCACCTTGAGTACTCATCGTAATAGTTGCCTGATTAGAATCAGTCAAGTTTGGAGATACTTCAAATGATGCAAATTGTCCTTTTACATAAAATGCTGCGTTATCGCCTGTTTCAGCGTTTTTAACATCTATCTGATAAACATATGTATTACCGTCTTGCACAAGTGATTGAATAGCATTATGCGAGCCAGGTACATAGTTTACTGTAAATTCCATAGTTGGAGCATCAGATTGTCCTTGAATTTGAGAACTAACTGATTGACCATAACTTGGTACATTTACAATATTAGCAGGTTTTCCAAAAGATGGAAACTCTCTTACATTAGTAACCGCAGTTGAACCATTAAAGTCACCACCACTAGCAATAAATGCTTGGTGAGTTGTGTCATTAGTTGGTAACGTAAAGTTATTATCCGCTTTGAATTTCAGACTAGTGAAAATTCCAGCACCTATATTTGATATTAGAGCCATTGTATTTTTCCTTTATATTTTTAGGTTAAATTGAAATGAAATTGACAGTATAATTCACGTTATATAAACCTGAATCTTTTGCGTCAATTCCGATGTTTGTTATAAAGCTATTAGTTGTTTGCAGATACCCAGAAATTTCTTTCCTATCTAACAAGCTTTTTAATATATCAGCAATTTCATAAGCACGTTTCATTCCTTGGCCTGCTGGCACAAAGATTTGACATACTACTTGTCCGTTAGCTGATACATCAGTATTAAAAGCAAGTTCGGATGAAAAAGGCAATACACTAACCCGCACCCATTCATCAGCGTTTAATTCGCCTTGATAGTTTGCAGGAAATGCTTTTATATTATGAGAAGTCCAAGTACTTGTAGTAAAAAGATTTTCTACAGAAGCCAATAATTGTGATATTGTTGCCATATTAAATCTCCCTTCCTACTTCAATACTTAGTAAGTAACCGTTATCTTCATATTTATTAATTGAATAAGTTTTACCGCCAAATATAACACTGTCATAATTGTCTAAAACTTTAGAATCAATATCAGTAGATTTTAACATTATATCCGCATTTAATCTTGGTTTATCATCATTAGTTTTATAACTTTTGCTGATAATACCTTTTACGGTAATTGGTGATGTGCTTGAACTATTTACAGTTTGTGTACCAAAATTGTAACCAGTAACGGTTACATTTGTAAACTGTATATCTTCAGCTAAATCTCCAACTAAACTAAATGCATTAGTGATGTTGTTATTAATAAGTGTTTTATAACTCATTAAGCACCTCCACTAACTCGGACACCTCTGTTATCGGTTGTTGATTCTTCATTGTAATATTTAGTTATGATAGTGATTACAGAATCTGGTAATTCTTTAAAATTATCAACTCCACTAGCAGTATCGAAGACAAGTCTTACGGCTCCTACTGTTAAGTCTTTAACTTTATTTTCACCAGATGCATTGCTTTCAGCTGTTTTCATATTACTTATTAAATGAAGTGCCAACTCATAAGTTGCCTTTTTGATATCTTCTGGAATTGTACCATGAGAAGTAGTAGATCTATCATCTTCTAAATCTGTATAGTAGCCTGACTTATTATCGTAATAAGTTATATCTCTAGGCCAAGATAAAGGATATGAGGCAGTAGGCGTAGCCGTTCCACCCCAATCCATATCATCGAGAATTCCAGTGGCTGTTACTAAAGCTTGTTCTACTAATGCATCTGAACTAAACCAAGTATCTGAATAAAGTCTATCATTAAAATAGTCATCAGATTCTTGTACAGTTACAAATGAATTAACTCCTTTTTGTAAAGCCATTATATTTCTCCGTATCTAATAGTTATAATAATTAACCGTGGAATATAGGGAATATACCCATTTGGTTAACATTAGTTGCATGAACTGTCCAGTTAGTTCCAAGTGCAAGGTCAGAATTTGCAGGGTATGCAGTTGCTGATCCAGCCCATGAGAAACCTTTTGGATGCATAATATTACCCCATCTTGAGATAATAGTTACTAGTCCACCACCGTTTCCAGCTAATTCATCTCTTTCAAGAGCAGTTGGATTCGTTTGTGCAATTTGACTATAATGCACAGCAGAAGCTTTTGCTAAGTAAGAAACTTTTACACCAGAAGTGATGTTTGCAGTTAATGATTGGTTGTTAACAATAAGTCTAATTTTACCACCAAGAATAGTATTGAAGTTAAAGTTACCATCAACAACAGGAGCAACGTCAAGAACGTTTTGTTTTCTCATAGTGTTGTAAGTAGCAGTATCAATTACTAAATAGTAGAAAGGCTCTTCGAATTCACCTTTAACAGCAGTGATGCCGTCTAAAAGTACATCAAAAAATGCAGATCTTTTATTTGCGTTAGTCTCTAAAGAGAATAAAGCATTTGGATTTGAACTAGAATCTGAACCAGTGTAGTAACCAAACGTTCCTACAGTTGCAGCAGCATCAGAAGCACCAACAGTAGTTGAACCCCAGATTTTATCAGCAACACCATTCATAATTGATCTTAATTGTAGGTCTTCTCTTCTTGCTCTTACTGAAGCAAATTGAGAACCTAAATAAGATAAACCGTCTACTTTAGAAATCAGTTTTTGAACTGATAATTCTTCAGCAGCAATATGGTCTATATTTTTGATATAGATTGCAGATTTGTTTGATACACCCATAGTGTTTAGGTTTTTGTCTGATGCAGTTTCATTTTGTTTATTGAAACCTGTAGGATCAGAAAAATCTAACCATCTTAATGTACCTGTGTAGTTTTCTCCTGAGTCAGTGATTCTTGCGTCAGAACCAACTAAAGCAGTAGAAGTTAATAACGCTGCGTCTGCTCTATCTGCTTGTGCATAAGCAGAAATAGCTTTAGCTATGTTATTAAAATTTGAACTTGTTACAGCCATTGTATTTTCCTTTTATTATTTATGTAACATAATTGTTACGGTTATTATTATAAAAGATTTGATCTATTCAGACCATTCACCGTCAACTTTAATGTTACCTTTTTCAATATTTGAAAGCAGTTCATCAGTTGACATCTCTTTTATAGATTTGACAGGATTGTTTCCTGATGCAGGTTTAGCTGGATTTATCCCAGTTCCTGCATTTGCTTTTACAGAAAATAAAAATGCATTATTATCGTCTTTAGCATATGATGACACGGCATCTTCAATACTTAATCCAGTTTCATGCACCCAATTTCCTGAAGCGTCTTTCTTTAAACTTCCTACAATATCTGAATAAGCCATTTTAGCTGCTTTATCAGATTTGAAGTTTAAAGAGTTAAGTTGAGTTCGCACAGCGTTATCTCTACTCAATTCTGTATTTTTTTGTTCATAAGTTTCAAGTTTAGTAGTTAATTCACTTAATTTCATTTGCATAACTTCTGAATGTTTACCTTGTTTTTCTAAGGCTTCTATTTCAGCTTTTTGTTTATCGGCTTTAGCTTGTTCAACTTGTGCCAATGCAGCATCTCGTTCTGAGTATGCAGAATCTAAATTAACTTTTATATTTTTAATTGCTTTTGAAACCTCCGCATCTACAAGAGATTTAATATCTACTTGTTCTGTTTTAGCTTCTGTTTTTGTTTCTTGAACTTGTGTTTCTTCACTCATTTTTTTCTCCTTGGGACACGGCCCTTGTTATATTTATTAATGAACTTATACTTATAAACAAAATATAAATTCTGTTATATAGATTATATCCAGGCATCTTTTGCAAGAGGCTTAGCTATTAATTTTTCATTGTTGTAAATAGCGTTACAGATATTTTCTATTGCTTCATTTGGATTTCTAGTTTGTGTTTCAGGAACTTCTTCTTTAAAAACTTCCTTATACAAATCATAAAAACCTTTATTAGATTTAACCTCTAATAATTTTTGTCGTCTTTCTTTTTCTGTTAATATCATTTCCTTAACCTTATAATTTTTCTAGTTCTAAAAGTCTTTTCTCAAACTCTTTAACTGTGTTTGGTATAATAGTTTTAACTAAGTCATAAGCCTTTTTATCATGTCTAACTGAAAATAAATTAGCAAATATCTCTTTTTCTACAGCACCAGATCTTCTCCAGTAAGATATTTCGTGACCATACATATTGTAATTTTTTCTAAAATAACCTTCAGCTAATGCATCTACGATATCAGACACTTCACCAAAACCATTACCCTTTAGATTTGTTATAGGAACTTTTGCAATAACCCTAGTCTTGTCATATTTACTATAAACATCTACAATTTTTTTTTCAGAAAGTTTTCTAAGTATTTTTTCGTATGCTGCAGTTTCATTTTTACCAAAAAATATTTTTTTATCTAATTTTATAGCATTTATAAAATCTTTATTAGTTTCAGACCAAGCATCAAATTTACTATAATTAGATACGTAATCAATATGATGTCCATATTCATGGCTTATTACATAACTCTTAACAGATTTATTAGAATATTTACTACCATCTCTAGAATCTAGTTTAGCTTGAAGTAATTGACTTTCAGAATAATAAACACCTTTTACAGTATTTTTAATCTCTTGTGGTTTATCAAATTTATTAACAATAATCTTTTGTTGATCAGTAAGTTGTGAGTTAAAGTCATCATCATATCTTTGTCTTAATTTAGTAGAACCCCTATTTAATATATAACCAATTTCTACATTAGCAGATCTAGGTTTAACTACAGTTTTAGGCAATGCAGTAGTAACTGTAGTAGGTTTAGTTTTAGCACCATTAAGTAATTCTTCTAATCTACTTATAGATACTAGTTTACCGTCTTTTGTACTAAATTGTGTAAACTTTAATTTACCAGTATTAAATATATCAACTCTACGTTTATTACCTAATACAGCTAACTTAAAATCATTATTTTGCTCTGATAAAAACTTAGCAAAATTAGTTTCAGAA